CACGTTGGCGACGACATCCCGCCCCGCCTGCGTCTCCAGGGGCGTGATCGTCACCCGCAGCCCTCGGTCGTCCTCGACCAGCTCGAGGGTTCCCGCTCGGTTGCGCCCGATGATGAGATTCGGGTCATGGTTGACCAGCGCCCGGACGTCGGCGCCGCTGGCCAGCGAGCGCTTGAAGGCCCCGGGCCGCACGATCTCGACGAAGCCGCCCAGGTCGAGCGATTTTGAATTGAACACGCTCGCATAGCCCACCAGCCGCGGCGGCTGCCCGGCCTCGGTGCGAAGCTCGACCGTCGCGCACGTCCGCTGTTCCCGCTCGGAGTTCATAGCGCCCCCCTTTAGCCCGCCGTCGCGAGCTCGATCAGCTCGGCCGTCGCCGCATCTTCCCAATAGTCCGCCGCCCCGGGCCCCTCGGCGAGCACTTCGGCCCGGTGCTCGGTCGTATAGCCGCGCGCCCGCTCGAGCGACACGTGGAACACTTCCGCCAGATAGGCCGTGTGCCGGGCATAGAACGCATCGACCGCGGCCCGCCACGCCTCCGGATCCGTCTCGCGCTCGCCCAGCTTTCGCACTGCCTGGACTTCCCGCCTCAGTGCCCGCTCGGCCAGATCGCGGAGAAGCTGATCGTGGCGGTTGCCGTTGGGCGTCGTCGCCGGCGTGTTTTGCGGCGACTTCGCGGCCGGTGCCGCGGGCTCGGTCTTCTGGGCCAGTATCGTGTCGACCTGGTCGAGCGGCACCATGTTCAGAGGCACGAAGTACCGCTCCCCCTCATCGTCCGGCAGCGGGTTGTCGTTCTCCATCGCCCGCCACTCATTGATGCTCAGGGTCCCGTTGCGCCAGCGGACTTCGTTGGCCTGGGCGCGCGTCAACGCATCGCCCCGCAGGAGACTGTCGAGGCTGTGCTCGATGAAGTGCGTGCGGCGCTCCGACTCGGTCAGGAGCGAGAGTGTGAGCTGCTGATCCCAGCGGACGACCCACGCGCGCACGGTGTGGACGACGTAGGCCAGGAAGAACTGCTCGGCCGAGGCATACGTCGAGGCCTTGTCATCGTGCCCGATCAGGATGCCCGGCACGCGCAGGATCCGGGCGGTCTCGCCGACCTGGAATTGACGGCTGTCGAGATACTGTGCCTTCTCGTTCTCGACGCCGGTGTTATGCCACTTCATGCCCTCCTCGAGAATCGCGAGCCGGTGCGAGTTGCTAAGCCCGGCGTGCGTCTCCTCCCAGGACTTGCGCAGGTTGTCTTGCGCCGTTTTGGTGAGCGTGCCGGGATGCTCGAGGACGCCGCCGGGGATTCCGCCATTGCCGAAGAACCGGGCGCCGTACTCCTGCAAGTCGAGCGCGTGCCCGATGGACTCGCGATGCAGGGCGAGGCGTGAGAGCCCGCAGAGCCCGTCGAGCGAGATCCCCCGCACGTGCAGCATCTGATCCTGGCGCAGCACGACCTCGCGCTCGCGCTGGATCGGCTGCCCCACCGCCGAGAGGCCCATGCCCGGCACTCGCACGACGTAGACGAGCGCGCCACTCGGCAGGCGCTCAGGCGTCACGCGGTTCGGGTGGATCGGCCAGAGCTCCGTCACGGAGCCGCCATTCTCCCTGACGATCTCGGAGTAGGCGTTGCCGCCCATGAGCAGATGCGCCTGCTTCATCTCCCGCCACATCATCGTGGTGATCTCGGGATTCGGGTTCAGGTGCACGCGCTCGTAGAGCGGATGGGCTCGGTCTTCGTCCTTGCCGCCGTTCGCCCGCCGGCGGAACACCTTGAGCGAGAGCGAACCAAGCGTCTCCGACACCGCGGCGACGCCCGAAAAAAACGCCGGCGAGGCCATCGCGGAGGTTTCGTTGACCACCGTCCCGGTGGTGGTACTCCGCCCGCCGAACATCTGCACGAGCCACTGCGCGGGATTCGAGACGAATGTTTGCTCGAGGCCCCGTCGTTCCACGAGAGCCGGCAAGTCTCGAAACAAGCCCATTAAGGCCTCCGCCGCAGCGGCAGCGTCGCCAGCAAGACCATCGCCGAGCCCGCCACGATCCGCGCCGCGGCGGGACTGAATTCCCAGATGCCCCACACAATCACGGCCAGCCCCGCGAGCAACAGGAGCAGGTCGAGGAGGACGGCCGTCGTCGTCGTCAGCGCCGGCAGGCTCCGGACCAGCCCGCGCCCGACGGCCGCGAGCCCGTTCAAAAACCACTTTGAGGGCATGACCGACCCCTTCCTCACAGGACCGTAACCCCGCGAGATTCGTAGATGCTTGGCCCGCTGGCCCCGGTCATCGATCTCCCGAGCGCCATCACGAGCGCGACCATGCCGTCGATGCGCCCCGATGACTTCGCCTTCGTCGGCTTCCAGTTGTCGGCCGCATCCTTCGCGATGACGATGTTCGCCGACATCCAGGTCAAGACCGGGTTGCTCCCATGCCGCAGCCGCCCGCCGACGATCACCTTCTCGAGCTCCTTCGTCGGGGCCGACATCGATGCGAAGCCCTGGCCGAACGGCACCATCGTCGCGCCGTCCTCTTGGAGCTGAGTCACGAGCTGGGAGGCGTTCCATCGGTCGTAGGCTATCTCGCGGATCCGGTAGCGCTCCGCGAGCCCGCGCACGTCCTGGCGCACGCGGTCGTAGTCGACCACGTTCCCGCTCGTCGGGGTCAGGTATCCCTGCTGTGCCCAGACGTCGTAGGGGACCCGGTCACGCCGCGCCCGGAGCGCGATCGCATCCTGCGGGCACCAGAACTTCGAGAGCGTATACAGCAGGCCCTCCGGCTCATCGGGCACGAAGAGCAGCTCGAGCGCCGTGATATCCGTCGTCGTCGAGAGGTCGAGGCCGCCATAGCAGGCGCGCCCCACCAGCATCTCGGGATCGAAGACGGCACCGCACGCCGTCCAGCGGTCGGGCGAGATCCAGCGCGTGACGCTCTCGGTCCAGATGTTCAGATGCAGCCGCTTGAACGTGTTCAGGTACGCGAGCGAGTCGTCGGCCTTCTTGACCTGGTCCTGGAGAAAGGCCTCCTTCACGCTGATGCCGAGGTTCGGATTCGCCTTCGCCCACGTCGCCGGCGCGCGCCAGTCGTCCGTCTCCTCGGCCGCATAGATCACCGCGAGGAACGAGGGATCCGGGATGGAGCCGTCGAGGACCTTCAGCGCGTAGTCGTGCTTCTCCCAGCAGATCGAGTGCCGATCGACGCCCGCCGTTGTGAGGGCCACCGTGAGCGGCTGCCGCCGCGCCGCGCCGCCCGTCGTGAGTGTGTCCCAGAGCTCGCGGTTTGGCTGCACGTGCAGCTCGTCGAAGACGATCCCGTGCGGATTCAGCCCATGCTTCGTCGGCGCGTCCGCGGAGAGCACCTGGTACTTCGACGCGGTCGCGTGCGCGACGATCGTGTCCTTGTACGCGCGTGATCGCTTCCGGAGCTCCGGGCTCGCGCCGCGCATCAGCTTCGCGTCGTTGAAGACGATCCGCGCCTGCTCCTTGTCGCCGGCCGCCGAGTAGACCTCGCAGCCGGCCTCACCGTCGGCGAAGAGCAGCAGCAGCGCGATCCCGGCCGCGAGCGTCGACTTGCCGTTCTTCTTGGGGATCTCGATATACGCCTCCCGGTATCGTCGCGTTCCGTCCGCGCGCTTCCAGCCGAAGAGCGGCCTCACGATCTGCTGCTCCTGCCAGGGCTCCAGCACGAACGGCTGGCCCGCCAGCTCCCCCTTCGTGTGCACCAGACACTCGCGGAAAAAGTCGACCGCGAGCTGAGCCGCAGCCTCGTCGAACCAGAAGCCCTCATCGCTTGGGGTCTCCGAAGAAGCGGGAGGCGTCGACGACTCTGCCCGCGGCTTGGCCTTCTTCACGCGGCTTCACCGCGGGCTGGGCGGGCATGGCCGGATCGTCCGCATCGATGCGAACCCGGCCCGCCGGCGACAGGCCGAATTCCGCGATGTACTGCTTCAGCCGGTTCGCCAGCTCGAGCACCGCCCTGTCGTTGTCCCGCTTCACCCGCGCCACGCGCCACCGCCCGAACAGGTCGCAGTAGATCTCGAGCGCGCCCAGGTCGATCACCGTCAGCAGGCCGAGACGCTCGAGCTCCGGCACGATCCGCTGCCACTCGTCCCGCGCGAAGCGACCCAGCCACCGCGGCGGGTATACCCCCGTGACCTTCTTGGGCTTCGGCTCCCGCCGGCGCTTGTGCAGGAGCTTGCCCGGATCGCCCTCCAGTTCCCGCATCGCGGTCGGTTTCGGCAGCGGGCCGCGTCTGCCCATTCACGTATCAGCCCTGCTGATCGTCCGCTGGCGAACCATCAGTCCCATTTTTACCACGCCTGATTACTTTCGATCCCCAGGAAACCCTCGGCGGCGTGCAAAGGACTGGCGCGCCGGTCATGGCCGCAAGCCTCCAGAGATTCGACCCGCCCCCCTCGCCTCGCGCGAGCTCTTGATCGAGTGGCAGTGCCGACAGCAGCCGGCGAGGTTCGCGCGATCGAGTCGGGCACCACCCTGCGAGATGGGCACGATGTGATCGGCGACGGTCGACTGCACGGTGCAGCCGGGCTCCCGGTATCGGCATGTAGGCTCCTCGGCGAGGACGAGGCGACGCAGGCGACGATGGGCTTCGCCATAGCCACGCTCGGCGGTTTTGCCTCGGTTCGGGTTCACCCTCCACGATCGAGTGTCTGGATGCACCGGGCAGGGCTTGCGGTGAGGGCAGCGTGGATCGGCTGTGCAGGGCGGAGCCGGAGCAGTGGGCATCAGCTCTGGACTCGATGCGCGCGGCATTGGCGTCGCTCATGTTCGGGGAGCTGGTCGAGGTACTCGGTCTTGGGGCAACCGTCGAAGTGGTAGTGGTGATTTTCGAGGCGTCTACCGAGACCGTCTGACTGAGGCGCCGTCTTCTTGCTGTTCGGGCGAACAGGCGAAGCCGTTCGGGGGGGCTTATCTTCTACTTCTACTTCTACTTCTACTTCTTGTCCCAGAACAGAATTGTGGTTACGGTCGAACGCCTCGGGCTGTTCTGGCGAACGCGGAGGCAGTCCTCGGCGCTTTCGCATGCGCGCTTTAGCTGCCTCTCTTTCTGTTTTAATCTGCTTCGACGAGAGGTTGAACTCCAGATAGTCGTGGATCTGCCAGTAGTCGCCACGGTCTTCCCAGAGGCCGAGACCACATAGCTGTTCGGCCGAACTCTCTGCTATGTTCGGGCGTAACCGCTGCAGCACCCATGCCTTAGGGACCCTTCCGTCAGTGAGCTGGTCCATGCTGTAGGCCAGTCCGAGCGTCCACAGCCCGAGGGCCGCTAATCCGCCGTTCGCCCGAACATCAGTCCGGATGAGAGGGCCGAACTTGCGGTGATTGAGGATGCTGGTCTCGACTCTGGCAAAGGCCATAACGACCTCAGAACGGCACCGTCTCATCGCCGGGCTCGCGCTCGGCGGACGGACCGGATTCGACCTCGGTGAATCGCACGTAGATCGGTTGCCAATCGAGCGTGGCGTGGCCGCCGCTCTCGCCTTCTCGGAGCTTCTTGAACAGGAGCGCACGATCACGCTTGTCCTCGTCGGGCTGGTGCAGTAGGAGGACGATGTCGGCGTCGTGCTCCAGGTCGCCGGACTCCTTGAGGTCGTCGAGATCGGGCGGCAGACGCTTGCCCTTGTCTCGGAGCAGGCGGCGCAGCGAGGAGAGCGCGAGGAGCGCGCAGCCGTAGCGCTGCACGATGGACTTGAGCCCGCGCGAGACAGCCGTGACCTCGAGCCGCTTCGCCGAGGCATCTTGCGGGCTCCGGATGAGCTGGACGTAGTCGACGACGACGAAGTGGAACCCGCCGGCGCGGACGGCGCGGCGGATCTGCCCGATGGTCTCGGAGGCGTCATCGAACCACAGCGGCAGCGCCGCCAGGCGCGGCAGCGCCCGATCGAATCGCTGGCGCTCCTCGAGGTCGAGGTCGCCGCGGCGGAGGGCCGTGGCGGCGATTTGCGCCTGCTGGGCCATGAGCCGGCGGCCGAGGGCGCTGTTGCGCATCTCGCGCGAGACGACGAGGGTCTTGAAGCCGTACTGCGCGGCCAGCACGGCCCACTGGAGCGCGAGGGCCGTCTTGGCGGACCCGGGGCGACCGCCGAGATAGACGAGCTCGCTCGAGCGCAGGCCGCCGCCGAGGCGCGTGTTGAGGGCCGGGATCGGCGTCGGGAGCGGGCGCTCCTGCTCGCCCCGGTCGAGGCGGCCGCGGATCTCCTCGAGGACGGCGCCTACCGGCTGCGGGTCGACGACGCGCAGCGCGCGCACGCTGTCGGGCTCGACCTGCTCGGCCAGGCGGGCGAGCCGATCGCCCATGCGCACGGCGATCTCGGCGAGCGAGACGGCCGGGCCGTGGCCGTTCGTGCCGAAGAGATCGCGCATCGCGTGCTGACACTCCTGAATCGACTCACGGCGGATCCACTCCCGGCGCACGATCTCGACGTAGCGCGGGAGGTATGCTTCGATGCTGGCCTCCTCCTGGCAGAGCGCCAGGTGGGCGGGCCCGCCGACGAGCTCGAGCTGGCCGAGCTCGCTGAGCTCGTCGGTCACCGTGAGCGTGCTGACGCCGGCGCCGCGCTCGGCCAGGCCGCGCATGGCGGCGAAGATCGCGCGGTGCGAGTCGGGGTAGAAGGCGATCGGCTCCAGGTCGACCTTCGCCAGCGCGGCCGGGCCTTCCATCAGGACGCAGCCGAGGATGGCTCGCTCGGCCGGCAGGCTGTGGGGCGGAACCTGGGCCTTGGCCATACGCTCACTCATCGGATATCATCGCGGCCGAGATCCGGTCCGCGCAGCACGCGCGGGCATCGATCCGATCGAAGGGGCGGTGCGGTGTAGTGCAGCACTGGGTGACGTGGTTGCTGCCGCTGGTCCTCCTGCTCTTGGGGGCGATCGTCGGTGTCCTGTTCGCGCAATGGATGGGTGTCGGCGCCACGACGCGCACCTGGTGGAGCGTCGTCACCCTCCTCGTGTTGGCCACGATCGTCATGACCGGCTATCTGATCCGAGAGGGCATCGCGACGGACCGGCGGGTGCGCGAGCTGGCGGCCACAATCAGGGCCGAGCTCGACGAGATATCGAAGATCGAGTACGACATGCGGCATGCTGGAGAACTCTCGACGCGCAGCGGTACGCCGCTCCAGGTCGATACCTGGGAGGGCAAGGTCGAGGCCTGGCGCATCCGGGTGAGTCAGTGGCTCGCAACCGAGCTGCCCGGGAGCGGCGCCGACATGCGGTTTCGGACCGGCAGCGGGACGCCCAACGAGGGCCGGCCGTTCTTCATCTACACGCAGATCGGCGTCCTGCGGTCGAACCTGTCCGCGATTCTCGATAACCTGCCGTCCTACGTTCAGCGGAGTCGATAGCCGCACCGTTCGGCCTGCCCCCTAGAGCGCGAGCTCCGGTTGCGGGCCCTTGTTCGTGATCGACGCGATCGCGGCCTTGCAGGCGGCCAGGTGCTCGGCGCTGCCGGGCTTCCGTCGCCACTCGCGCCAGTAGGTGCGCCGGAGATCGAGCGGGACCTTCTGCCAGTGTTTCTGACAGAGGAGTTCGTCCGGGGCCTTGACCCAATCGCAGCCGACAATCGGGCAGGCGACGTAGGTCATGCCTTCCCCGGCTTGGCGAGGGCGGCATCCAGAATAATCGTCGCGTTGCGAGCCCATCGGTTGCCTGGGGCGGATGCTGACTCGCGCCTTGCTTTGTCAATCGCCTCCCGCAGCCGCTCGTTCTCCCGCTGGAGGGCGTGATGTAAGAGTTCGAGTCTGCGCCATGTGGAGACTCGTTGCTCTCCGCCTTCGTTGGATACGGGCGCATGGTATTGATCTAACAGATGCTCGATGTCATCTAAGATTTCTTGGCGCAACGTGACAGCTTCTTTGAGCGCCAAGTTCTCCCGCTGGAGGGTCTCCGTTTGAATCTGCCACTTATTACGCGGCCCCGTTTGTTGCTGGCCCTTCTTGTGCCCGCAGACTTCGCACCCCTCCCCCCGTACCTCGGCCATGAGGGCGATAATCCTTTCGTAGATGAGCGACGTTTGGTGGTCTGCTACGGGCATCATCAAGGCCCCGTAGGTCAGACCATGCTTCTCAAGTAGCGCCCGCGTGCGGTCGTCCTGGGTCATGGCTTGTCCTCGGTAGGCAGCCGACCGTTCATCTCGCGCCAGGTGGCCTCGGTGACGATCACGAGATGCGGCGTCGCGATCTGTCGGCCGAGGGCATCGCGCTCGGCGAGCGAGCCGGCGCTGCGCTTCACGATGATGGCGCCGAGCTTGCCCTTCTGCATGGCCAGGCGCTCCATCTCGATGGCGAGCGCCTCGATGGCCGCGAGCGACATCGTCTTGACGTTCTTGACCTGGCCGATCCAGGTCGGGCCCTCGAAGTCGAGGCGCTCGCCGACGTTGGCGGGAAACCGCTTCGCGTTCATCAGCGCCGCGGCGCTGCGCTCGACCGCCTTCCAGCCCTTGCGACTCACTCCTCGTCGCCCTCGTCGTCGGCGTCCTCATCCTTCGGGCCCCGGACCTTGGCCTTCGTCTTCGTGACCATCGTCACGTCCAGCGTCTCGTCGGTACTCGTGCAGCGATAGACCGTGAGCCCGTGCTTCTCCATCGCGGCCACCAGCACCGCCTGCGCCTCGACCTCCTTGGTGGTGAGCTTCATGCGCTTGTCGCGGATCTCGACGTAGGCCTCGGCCGCTGCGTCGATCTCGGGAATGGCCTTCGGGGTTGTACCGGGGATCGTCGATTGCTTGCCCATCACAGCACCAGCCTTCCCGGGATCGCCTCGATCGCCGGCGAGGGCTTGCGGCACTCCTTCAGCTCACGCTCGAAGTCGGTGGCATCCGCGTCGACGTCGCAGGCGATCCGCGTCACGTAGGCGTGGACCGGGATCCCCGTCGACGTCGTGCCCTCCCAGATCCGCGCCGGCACGATACCGTCCGGCGTGCGCAGCTCGACGATCTTCGTCGTGCTCTCCAGCGTGATCTTCATGGCAGCTCCTCCATCGGGTTTTCTCGGCGGAACTTTACTTCAGCGTCCGGATCGTATCGGTCCGCGTCGGCGATGCCGTTGTGCGGGTGAGGAAATGAGTCACCGGCAAACGAGAACTCGGGCGTCGGTTCTGTGTCGCAGTCCCAACAGATGACGCCACCGCACCCGAAGCAGTGATCGCAGGCCGTGCACGCAATACCCTGACAGCGGGCGCAGACGCCGGCCTGGGGTCTGTGGCAGACCGGACACATGAGGTTCAGAGCCACGCGACGACCTCGACGCTCCGGCCGGCTCGCGCCCAGAGTTCGCTCTCCTCGACGGTGGGCCATCTTGGATACGTGACGATCGCGCCGCTGGCGTCGCGGAAGAGGTCATTGAAGTCGATCTCGGCCTGATCGGGCTCGAGGCCGAGCTCGAGGCAGCGCGCGCCGAGATCGAAGCCCTCGACGGCGACTTCATACCGGCAGACCGAGCACCAGCGGGTCATAGCGGCAGATCCGCAATCACAGCCCCGGCACGTCGCGTCCGGTAGGCGTTGCGCTGGTGCAGCTTGACGTCGTATCGGAGATGGCAGCGATTGCACATCGCTTTGAGATGGGCCGGATCAGCGCAGAGCGGCATGCACTGGCATACGCCGCCCGGTCCGTTCAGGTGGGCGGTCGTCAGCGTGACGAGGCCTCGCGCCCAGACCGCGGGCTGACGGTGCCGCTCAACGCAGCGCCGCGGGCCTGGATGCGTGCGATGGAGGCCACACTCCCCGGTGCACTCGCATTGCCCGCCAGCTCGCTCGACGCGAATCCATCGGCTGATGGCCTTCCATTCCGGCGGGTAGCCCGGCCGAGATCTCAGCACTGGTCGGCGTCCTCCTCCTCGTCGGAGATCCCGCGCCGCGTGCGGCCGCCGAGCGCGCGCTCCTGCTCCTCGCGCTGGACCTGACACGCCAGGCAGTAGGCGGCCTCCGGATACGCGCGTAAGCGCGCCGGCGGGATCCCCTCGGCGCAGCCCAGGCAGACGCCGAAGGTGCCGGCCGCCATGCGATCGAGCGCGGCCTCGACCTGGCGCAGATCCATCGACAGGCGCTCGAGGCTCAGCGAGCGATCGACGCGCTCGGCCTGGGCGGTGAGGAGGTCGGCCCAATCGCCTTCCGATTCCTGGGCGGCCGCCGGCGGGACGGGCTTGCCGATCCGCTCGCAGAGCTGACGCTGCCGGAGCAGCAGGCGCGTCTTGAGCCCGGCCAAGGTCTTCACAGGATCTCGGCGAGCTCGCGGACGGCCTCGATCCGGCGGTCGAGCTTCTGGCGCATCTCCTCGAGCTGCGCGAGCAGCCGCCTCGCGGTCGCGCGGATCCCGGCGTCGGCTGGCAGCGGATCCAGCGCCGGCGTAGCCGCCTTCGCCGGCTTCGGCTCCGGCGGCTTCAGCGTGGCGCGCCTGGTTCCCTTCCGGCGCGAGTTGCCGGGCCCGCCGTGATGTCCGCACGGGCCGAGGCCCTTCTTCTTCCGTTCGATGCAGAACGAGCAAGAGTCGGGACCCTTCACGACGACGGGCATAGGTGTCTCCTCGTGCAAACGCGGTAGGGGCTCGGGCTCGGTGATCGGGTCGTCGGCCGCCGCCTGGACGTCCTGGCGGGCGTCAGGAACGACGCGGAGCGTCCGCGGCTGGTCGTCTATGGGCTTCAGCTTTTGGGCCTCGAGAAGCGCCGCGCCGTAGGCCAGGCCGTGCATTTCGGCGATGTGGAGAGCGAGCCGGGCGGCGTTCGGCGCGACGGTGCGGCAGGGATCGTAGGGACAGGCGAGGACAACGGGATCAGACATCGGCGCCACTGAACGCGGGATTCAGTGAACCAGCCGCGATTTGAAGAACGGAACGGGACGAACTACGCGGAAAGTCTGAGGCCGGCCCGGCGTTGCGCCGAACCGTGGTTCT